GCTGCCTGTCAGATTAGCTTTGGCTCTGTGCTGTTGTTGTGTGGGGTCAAGTCTGAGCTAATACAAATGATGTGTATCGAGCGCGGTCATATGGCCTGAGCCATGCATGCATTATGCGCATGGTTTTGCATGCCTCCTAGAGGATCAAAAAACACCTGATCGCCCCTATCGCCTTACTTTGCGCCGATCTTAGTCATGCATTAAAAACGGTGAACTAAGTCAGAAGCGGGCAGGCGGGTAACATTGCGCGCGCCGACGTGCGAAATATAAAAGGTGCTCAGTGAATGGGACGCGCGAATTTTAACCTAATTTCTGAATTGCCCGCATATCAGCAGACAATTCCTGCCCTCACAAAAAGTACTTTTTGGAAAACTTCACGCAAAGAGTGAGTATGTCAATAATAAGCAAGCATATAATCACCTTGAGTTCTCGCTATAATTTATGTGTATTACCATTTTGTTCAGAGATAAAAAATTTTTATTTTTTAATAAGCGATTGAAACCCTCTCAAAAGGCCCAATATCCGATATAGCCCTTATTATTTTAAGGGTATACATGCGTGCTCAACAATACTTATTGAGGTTCTATGGAAAAGGTTATTTTAAAAGTTGATGGAAAACCTGATGTTAGCTTTATGGGAACCCTTGTGGCACAAACCGTAATGGATGGATACGATAGTCTATTTGTTTATGAAACAGCAAAAGGTCATTGGTTACTCGTACGACTGAATATGTACGGCTATCTCGTGAGCCAGATATTGATAGAAAATAAAAACCAAGAAACGTTGATAGACCAGCTGGAATATTCTGATTTTGCAAAAACTATCTATCAACAAATGGGTATTGATTACACTGATAATCTCGATATCTAAAAATAATTGACCCCTTGAAATATAAGGGGTTTTAGTTATATAAGACTTTCAGATATCCTGAAACCCTTCAGTTCTTCATTCAGGCGTCAGTTCATATGATATGAACCTGATCACATCCTCTCCAAACCACGCATTCAACTCCTTAAACCGCTCCTGCAACGGCGTCAGTTCGTTACGGACAAACACCTGAGACGCCTTAACCGAATCGCCAAACCCGCCGCTGTTCTCCGGAATAATACCCATCATCTGCGGCGGAACGCGGTGCGCGCACAGCAAATCATTCTGGCTGGCTTTCTTGATGTTAAAGAAATCGTCTTTCGTCGCGACTTCACTCAGCGGCAAAATCTTGATCCCGTCCGGTTTGCCGTTAGGCGCGTACATAAACAGGTTGCGGAAATTGCCCAGGCCTTTTGTATCACGCATTGCTTTACGCATCTGGTCAATATCACTGCTGCTCTGTGCCGCGTCGGTCATGTACAGGATATATCCAGCGTGTGCGCCGTTCTGATAATACTTGCGGCGGAACAGCGTCGCGGCCTCGTTGAGCCATGCTGAATTCAGGGCGCTGAGATATTCCGGCAGGCCGTACAGCTCCTGATTAATGTCCGGTTCGATCAGATGAAACACGCTACCAGTTTCGAACTGGTGCGCGTCCTTCCACTGCTGCACAAACCAGTAAGTATCTGGCTCAACCCCACGGCGGGCATATTTTGCAGGCACGGTTTTCATCACAACGGCGTCGCCGAGCTGGTTGCGAATGACTTCTAAAAACGCATTCCCGAATACCAGGTAATCCAGAGCAAAGCGGCTGAATTCCTGCTGTGAAAGCAAGGGGTGTGGGACAAAGGTCGAGGCCAGGATATTACGTTTCACATACAGCGACGAACTGTGGTGAACAGCAGCCCGCAGCGTGCGAGCCAGGCCGTCAAAGCTGACCGGTGGTTCATACCACTGGCCGTTCCCCGTGCATTCGATGTAATCCAGGATTTCACGGCGGTCTAATACCGGCGTCGGGTCGCCAAAGCTGAACGCCTCCGCGCCGCCTGTCGGCTGTGCGGTTGCTGTGACGGTAGTTGATGCCGCCTTGCGGAATTTGCGCTTACTCATATTAATAAAACTCCAGAATGTTAGGGCTTTGGCCGCCGCTGGCGGCGGTCAGCGGTTCGTTAAGCAGTACGTGCATAATTGCCCAGGCGACATCGGCGTGACTGGCTTCCTCGCTCCGGCTGGCCTCGTAGGTGGAGCGGCTGCCGCTGGCGGTCATGGTTTTGCGGATCGCCATGAATGACGAGGTGATGTCTTTGTGGTTGGTGTCGTACTCCAGGCGGCCGGAGGTGATGGTGTCTTTCGCTTTCAGCACCATTTTCGTTTTGGTTTCCGGGCTGTAGCGGATTTCCATTGCGGCGGGGAAGAACTGCCGGACAAGCTGGAAAACGCCCTGACCGATGCCGGTGGCATCCACGCCGATGTATTCCACGCAGTAGCGTTTTGTGAGTTCTTCAATACTTTTCGCCTGGGCGGCAAAATCCATACCTTTCCACTGGTGACGTTCCAGCACGCGGAACTTGCCCCCGTCCACCAGCGGCGGAGCCACCACGGCACAGCCTGCGCTGTCGCCGGTGTGCGACGGGTCGTAACCAATCCAGACGGCGCGATAACCAAACGGACGCACGGCAAACGGGCTGAAATCCTGCCATTCCTCTGCGCTTTCCACCATGCAGCACTGCAGTTCGGCGAACGGGAATACCGATGTCTGGTCGTCAACGAACTCACACATGAACAGGTTGCGAAAATCCTCGGCGCTGTTTTCCTGTTTCAGCGTGTCGATGTTAAACAGGTTGCAGCCACCGGCTAAGGCATCCTCAATGGTAACGATTTGCCGCCATTGGCCATCCTCACAAAGCCGCCCTTTTGCCAGGGCGTGATGGCCGATATCCAGCTCAATCCTGTCGTTCTTATTTTCCCGCCCCTTGTTGAACAGCTCGCCCGACCAGAACGGATAAGCGCCGTGGGTCAGCGCTGACGGCGTGGAGAAATAGGTGGTGCGCAGATGTTCCTGGGACGCCATGCCGCTGGCGACCTTGCGCAGCTTCTGGAAGTTGGGGATCCAGAAGATTTCGTCCACGTACAGGTCGCCGTTGTGGCTTTGGGCGGTGTTGGAGTTGGTGCCTAAGAAAATCAGCTTTGCGCCGTTGTTGCCGATCACAATCGGGTCGCCGGTCAGCTCAACACCGGCGAGGCGTGCAAACTGAATGATGTACTCACGGAAAACGTAAGCCTGGGTTTTACTGGCTGAGAGAAAAATTTGGTTATGGCCGGTAGCCAGGGCGCGCAGCAGCGCTTCGCGGGCAAAGAAGAACGTTGCGCCAATCTGACGGGATTTGAGAATGTCGCGGATACGGTGTTTAAGCCCTGCGTCATACCACACGCGCTGATACTGGAAGCACTGGGCAAGAAAGATACCCTCCAGTTTTTCCAGCGCCTCGTCACTGAAATAGTTCTTAGTCGGCTTCTTACGCTGCCCTTTATTCCGGTTAGCAATCTTCGGGTTTAAATCCACCTCATTCCCGCTCTGAGCGTAGCGGTTCACCCTGGCCAGGCGTTCCATTAACCGGCCTAACGCCTCCATTTCCTTGTAATCCGCATTCCCTTTGACGTCTTTGGTCGTGAGCTGAATAAGACGCGCTTCCAGGCTGGATTCCACGCGAGCAATGGGCGCGACGTTGTCCCAGGCGTTGCGGGTTTTCCAGCTCTGCACCGTCGGTAACTTTTGGTTCAGCATCTCCGCAATCTGACGCACAGAAAACCCCTGCCAGTAAAGCAGTGCCGCCTGTCGCCGTGGGTCGCTGATAATGGTTGAGTTTGTCATTTTCATGACTGCCACGTTAACGGGCGGCTCGCTGATTTTCCTGCTGCACACGTTGTGCCATCGAGCATCAACCCGTATCGGCTGGCGGTGTCGGGCGTGTGTCTGGAAACTTGAACCCCTCAGAAGCACACACCGACCGGAGTCCGACACATGGCAACAAAAGCAAAGCGTTTTCGCATCTGTACCGAAGGGGCAACCACCGACGGGCGCGAAATCACCCGCGACTGGATTGAACAGATGGCGGCGACGTATGACCCGAAGGTCTACGGGGCACGTATCAACATGGAGCACATCAAGGGCTATTTTCCTGACAGTGCGTTTCGTATGTACGGCGACGTCACCGGCGTTTACGCCGAAGAAGTGGCTGACGGTGCTCTTAAAGGCAAGCTGGCACTGTATGCCGATATCGACCCGACGCCGGATTTAGTGTCAATGGTGAAAGCCCGTCAGAAGGTTTACACCTCCATCGAAGTGAATCCCTCGTTTTCCGACACCGGCAAAGCCTACCTGATCGGCCTGGCCGTGACCGACAGCCCCGCCAGCCTCGGCACCGAGTACCTGCAATTCAGCGCGAAGGCGCAGCAAAACCCGCTGGCGAGCCGCAAGCAGGATGCCGGAAACCTCTTTACCGCCGCCGAAGAAACGGCGTTTGAGTTTGAGGAAGAGAAACCGGCTGCGCCGTCGCTGTTCTCCCGCGTGAAACAACTGCTCTCCAGCAAATCCGCCTCGGATGATGCTCGTTTTAAAGACGTGCACGACGCGGTGGAAGTGGTGGTGGAACACGTCGAAACCGGCATGCAAGCCACTGATGAAAAGCTGTCCGCGCTGCAAACCTCACTGACGGAACGCCTCAACGTGCTGGAACAAACCGCGAAAGATGACCGCGAACAGTTCAGCGCGCTGAAAGGCAAGCTGGAGAAGTCCGCGCCGCAGAACTACACGCAGCGCCCTGTTTCCAGCGGAAGCAGCAAGGGTGATGCAGCCCATTTCACCGACTGCTAAGCACGATATTCGCGATTAACCCGTTAACAAATTTGGAAAAAACGCATGAAACAAACTACCCGCTTTAAATTTAACGCCTTCCTGTCCCGCATTGCTGAGCTGAACTCGGTGGACACCGGCGACCTGAATAAAAAATTCAGCGTAGAGCCGTCGGTGACGCAGACGCTGATGACCCGGGTGCAGGAATCTTCCGCCTTCCTCCAGATGATTAACATCATTCCGGTGGATGAAATGAAGGGTGAAAAGGTCGGCGTCGGCGTGTCCGGCTCCATTGCCAGCACGGCGGACACCAGCGGCACCGGTGAACGTCAGACGGCTGACTTTAACACCCTGACCGCTGAGGGCTACGAGTGCCGCCAGACGAACTACGATTTCCATTTCCGTTACGCCACGCTCGATCTCTGGGCGCGCTATCAGGATTTCCAGGCGCGTTTACGTGACGCCATCGTGAAACGTCAGGCGCTGGATCGCATCACCATCGGCTTTAACGGCGTTGAGCGTGCGGCGACATCGAACCGCACCAAAAACCCGCTGTTGCAGGATGTGAACGTGGGCTGGCTGCAAAAGTACCGCGACAATGCGCCGGAGCGCGTGATGAGCAAAATTCTCGGTGAGGACGACACCGTCATTTCTGCCACTGTTCGCGTCGGTGCCGGGGGTGACTTTGAGAACCTGGACGCGCTGGTGATGGATGCCACCAACAACATGGTTGACCCGATCTATCAGGACGATACCGGCCTGGTGGTCATCTGCGGCCGTCAACTGCTGGCAGACAAGTATTTCCCGCTGGTGAACAAGGCTCAGGAGAACTCGGAAAGCCTGGCGGCGGACATGATTATCAGCCAGAAGCGCATCGGTAACCTACCGGCGGTGCGTGTGCCGGGCTTCCCGGCCAATGCGTTCATGATCACCCGCCTGGATAACCTGTCCATTTACTGGCAGGACGGCACGCACCGCCGCCACATCGAAGAAGTGCCAAAGCGTGACCGCATCGAAAACTACGAATCCATTAATGAGGATTTCGTGGTGGAAGACTATCGCGGCGGCTGCCTGGTCGAAAACATCCAGCTCGGCACCTTCAAAGCTGCCGCGCCTGAATCAGCGGAATAAAGGGGGACGTCATGATTAGCCCTTGCCGTCGTCACATATTGCGACAGTCAGCCATCAACGCCGCACAGCAGGCCGCCGGTCAGTTGACCCATGCCACCGGCTACGAACTGCAAATGCAAAAGCTCAATGCGGATAAACAGGCGCTGCACAAACTCCAGTCCTTCCAGGCGAAAGCGGAATTGAAACGCAAGCTGCTGCCTGAATACGCCCCGTGGGTGTCGGGCGTGCTGGCCGAAGGGAATGGCGCACAGGATGCCATTCTGATGACCGTGATGATCTGGCGTATTGATGCCGGTGATATCGCCGGTGCGCTCAATATTGCCCGCTATGCCTTTAAGTACCGGCTCGCGATGCCGTTCGGCACCCGCACGGCGGGCTGTGCCTTCACGGAGGAAGTGATCGACCAGGCCGCCCGTGCCCGCGCTGCCGGTGAGCCGGTCAGCGTTGAGCTGATGCTGGAGGTGCTGGAACTGACTGACAGTGAGGATATGCCCGATAAAGTGCGTGCGCAGTTGAACAAGATTATCGGCTATCTCTACCGCGACGGCGGCAAGGACACGTTAGCCCTGGAGCGTCTGAAAAGTGCCTTGATTCTCGATGGCAAATCAGGCGTAAAAAAAGACATTGAGCGCCTGGAGTCTGCCATTAAAAAGGCATCCGGCAGCTAAAAAGAATGCGCCCCGCGCAGGGCGGCACGCCAGCCAAGACCGGTCTTTGACCTTGTTCAAGGCTGGCGTCCACCGCCCCCCATTCAGAGGTCATTATGTCTCTTGTTGTACCTGCACCGAAACCGGACGCCGCGACGGAACCCGCGATTAAAAATACCCACTTTTGGCCTGATGTGGATCCGGTTGAGCTGCGCGACACGCTGCGACTGGAGGGCACCGTCACGGCGAAAAGGCTGCGCACAGCCGCAAAGTTTGCCATGACCGAAGTGAACGCCGAGCTGTTCAGCTTTCGCGATGCACAGATTGCCCAGGGCTTTAAACGCCTGGCGGATGTTCCCGCCGATCGGATTGACGATGAAAGCGTGAAGGTTTGCGCCTATCAGCGCGCCGTGGCGTCTATCGCGGCGGCCTTCCTGGCGGAGCGTTACCCGAACAGTGATACCACCGACGCAGGCAGCAAAAAAGCCGAAATCGTGGAAAGCACGGTGGATGATTTATGGCGTGACGGACGCAACGCCATCAGCGACGTCGCCGGTGTGTCTCACTGCATTATCGGTCTGCTCTGATGAAAGTCTATGCCGAACAGGGCGACACCGTAGATTCGCTCTGCTGGCGGTACTACGGGCGCACGGGATCGGTGGTTGAACAGGTTTACGCGGCTAACGTTGGCTTAGCCGCACAGGGGGCAATTTTGCCCCATGGCTACGCGGTGGAGCTGCCGGACATTACCCAGGCCGCAGTCAGCGAAACCGTCTCACTTTGGGACTGATGACCATGGAGCGCATCACCTCGTTTATCTGTTACTGCGTCGCGGCCTTTCTTGCCTGGCTCGGCGCAATGTCACCGCAGGATATCGCCTTTCTGGTGGGGGCAGGCGTCGGCGTCGCGACTTTCCTGGTGAACTGGTACTACCGGCGCAAAACCTACCGCCTGCTGAAAGCAATGGGCGTCAGAGGGGATATTAATGCAACCATCAATCGTTAGACGCTGCGCCGTCGCTGCCGTCCTGGCAATTGCCGCGCTGCTGCCGCAAACGCCAACGTTGAAAACCTCCGCCGCCGGTCTGGCACTGATTGCCGATTTTGAAGGCTGCCGCCTGTCTGCCTACCAGTGCAGCGCGGGCGTCTGGACAAACGGCATCGGGCACACCGCAGGCGTGAAGCCGCAGACCCAAATCAGCGAACGTCAGGCCGCCGTTAACCTGGTGGAAGACGTGATGCGGGTGGAAAAAGGTATTGCGCGCTGTATGCCGGTTGCCATGCCGCAACCGGTGTATGACGCCGTGGTGTCCTTTGCGTTTAACGTCGGCGTGACGGCGGCGTGTCAATCCACGCTGGCATTTTTTATCAGCAAAGGGAAATGGCGGGACGCCTGCGAGCAGTTGCCGCGCTGGGTGTTTGTGAAGGGCGAGCGCGTCACTGGCCTGGAGCGCCGCCGTGCTAATGAGCTGGCCTACTGCCTGCGGGGTGTCTGATGCGCATTGTGATTATTTTATTGCTGGCAGCCTGCGCGCTGGCGGGGCTGCAAACCTGGCGTATCGGCGGCCTGCATGATGAAGCAGACCAGGCGCAGCGCATCATCGGCACGCTGTCCGCTGGTATTGAAAGCCGAGACAACGCCATTAACCGCCTGAGCGATGAAGCACTGAGGCGCGAACGCCAGGAACAAAGCCTGCGCACACAACTCTCACAGGCGGGTGAGCAGGCACGCGTCCGTGAATACACAATTCAAAGGTTACTTAATGAAAATCAGGAAATGCGCGACTGGTATAGCGCTCGTCTGCCTGACGGCATTGGCCGGATGCACGCGCGTCCCGCCTTTGCCAGCGCCGCAGATTATTTACGTTGGCTGTCCGGCGGTCACGAGCTGCCCGATACCGGCAAGCACACCGGTCACTAACGGCGACTTAAGCAGTGACGTCAGAAACCTGGAGGCCGCGCTGACCGCCTGCGGCCTCCAGGTGGAAGCGGTCAAACAATGCCAGGAGGAACACCGTGTTAAAACCCGCACAGTTGCGAAAAGCCTTAACTGACGCCGTGCCGGTGCTGCAAACCAGCCCCGACACCCTGCGGATGTTTGTGGATAACGGGCGTATCGTTTCCACGTTAGCCCGTTCGCTGTCGTTTGAATATCAGTACCAGACCGAGCTGCTGATCACCAACTTTGCCCAGGACTGCGATCTGATTATTGTGCCGATCCTGGCGTGGCTGCGGGAGAACCAGCCGGACATCATGGCGACACCAGAAAAGCAGCAGACAGGCTTTAAATTTAAGGCCGATATGCTGGATGATGGTTCCTACGATATCGCTATTGACGTGCAGCTCACCGAGCGCGTGATCGTCAAACAGATTGATGCCGGTCTGTACGTGGAGCATTTTCCGGAACCTCCGCTGCCTGAACCGGTAGAAAGGCCGCGTGAACTGTATCTGCACGGCGAGTTAGTGAGTCAGTGGAATGAGTGAGCTGACTGCGTTTGATACCCGCCTGGCGGGACTGATTGCCGCGCTGTCACCGCAAAGCCGGAAGGCGATGGCGGCGACCATTGCGAAGCATCTGCGCAAACATCAGCAGCAGCGCATTAAGCAGCAGGTCACGCCGGAAGGGCAGCCGTTCACCCCACGCCGCCCGCAGCCTTTGCGGGCAAAGAAAGGCCGTATTAAGCGGGAAATGTTCGCCAAACTGCGCACGGCCAAATACATGAAAGCCAAAGGCACCGCTGACGACGCGGTGGTGGAATTCACCGGACAGGTGCAACGGATGGCAAAAGTGCATCAGTACGGGCTGCGGGATCGTCCGTCTGTCCGGGCAAAAGAAATGCAGTATCCGGCGCGCCCGCTGTTAGGACTGGACGCGGAGGATATGAAAATCGTGGAAGATGAGTTATTAAAACTGCTAAGTCAGTAAAGTATATATAAACGAGACTTTAAATATGTGGCCGAAAAATAAGGCCGACATTGAGGGGCAGCCTTGGGGAAAAATGTGGAGGATTCATACTAGATGATTTTGGTTACTTTTCTCTCCAGCCTAGAGCTTAAGAATTTATAAATATCATCGACAGATAGATGGAATGATTTTTTCAAAAGTGTGTATCTAATTTTTCTTTTGGACAACAAATTTAAGAAATCACTGTCGGGGAAGGGGTCTACCAGTAATAGATAGGCTCCTTCAGATAAAATCTTGTCCCAAACATGGTTGTCATGTGGGACATACTTTACGCCAACTATTACTATGGCATTTGATTTTCTAATAACTTTACTGTAACTTTCCTTTAGTCCATTTATATACATTTGGTTAATTACGGCTCTCTTTTCCTTATTGTACATGCACATTATCGGGCTGAGCGATTCATTGCGCTCGCACCATCGCTTAATGTCATCATGCCCAGTAAGAATTTTTATTTTATCTGTCTCCAAGAATGAACCACAGTCAATAAATCTCACCCCTTCAATAACGCCTTGAATATCAGGAACGAAATTTGATGACCCATGTAACTTCATTAGCCTGGCGCGACTACTCATGTTTTCAATGTTATAGCTTATTGATTGATACCCTATTCTAAAAAGAGAGCTTTCTATCACCAAGTCATAATTAAGAGTTATCAAATTCAAATATTCGAAGTATTTATTGATTTTTGAAAATAATAAATAGTAAGCATTGCTTTCTGAGGCTGTAAATGATGAAAGGAAAATTGCCAATTCGTTTTGAAGCGGAGATATCACAGATGAATCGTTTGCAACCATCCCCATACCAACTTCGAAGCCATCATTTAAAAAGGTTTTTTTAATATCACTAGGAAGGGCATTGAAAGCGCCTCCTAATGACTCTAATGATAAAAAAAGCTCACAACCTAAAGGAGGAGTACTAGTTACATCTGCCCCTTTACTCGCACCAGCACCAAATAATATTGATATCATATATCATCTCTCAATTATCATAAGTAACGATAAATTCCTGAACACCTTTATCATACTAACGTAGTGACTGCACTTTTGTACTTAAATTCTAGTGACTACAAAGCTGTTTGACTAGATTAAGATTTTCTTTAGATATCAAGATGTTTATCAGCTTTTGTGGATTACGCAAATCACATGATTTGCTAATAAGAAGTCTTTGAGTTCCCGCACTACCCTCTAATGTGACGAAGTACTCAATATTGAGTTAGATGTGTGTCCTGACTGAGTTAACCACACGTAAAATTATTTCTAGAAGTTATCCTTCCTAAGTTGTGCCATCGATCATCAACACGCCTCAAATTGTATGCCGCCTGACAGGGCGGCATTCTTTTAGCCATGAATACATCCATCCCTAACAACGACATTCCGCGTCTGCTGCGCAATCTGATCCGCATTGGCACTGTTGCCGAGGTGGATTTAGAGGCCGCAACCTGTCGCGTCAATACCGGCGGCAACGTCACCGACTGGCTGCACTGGCTGACGTCCCGCGCGGGGCGCTCTCGTTCCTGGTGGGCACCGTCCGCCGGTGAACAGGTTCTGCTGTTATGCCTGGGCGGTGAGCTGGATACCGCCTTTGTGATGCCGGGGGTTTTCTCTGATCAATTCCCTGCGCCGTCGGCGTCAGCCGATGCCGTACACGTCACTTTCCCCGACGGCGCGGTGATCGAGTATGAACCCAAAACCGGCACGCTGCTGGCAAACGGCATTAAATCCGCCACGGTGAACGCCTCAGACAAAGTGGTTGTAACTGCTCCGTTGATTACCTGCACGGCGAAAACGCGCATCACGCTCGATACGCCGGAGGTGGTCTGCACCAACAAACTCACCACGGGCAGTCTGGAGGTGAAACAAGGCGGCACGATGACCGGCAACTTCACCCATTCCGGCGGCAACCTGACGTCAAACGGCGTGGTCGTGCATACCCATAAACACGGCGGCGTCCAGACGGGCGGCGGTCAGACGCAGGTGCCTTCATGACCCATGCAAAATACACCGGCCTGGCTCGCGACACGGGGCGCAGCGTCGAAGACCTGGCGCACATTCAGCAGTCGGTCAGCGACATTCTGCGCACGCCCGTCGGTTCCCGCGTCATGCGCCGTGATTATGGTTCACTGCTATCGATACTGACTGACCGCCCGCAGAATGCGGCGCTGCGCCTGCAAATCATGGCGGCCTGCTACAGCGCGATCCTGAAATGGGAGCCACGCGTCAGCCTGACCGGCATCACCTTTGAAACGACGTTTGACGGGAAAGCGGTGGTGGAACTCACCGGCACCCGCAAAGACACGTCAGCCGCCATTTCCTTAACCCTACCCGTGAGCTGAATTATGGCAACTATTGATCTCAGCCAGTTACCCGCCCCTGACGTGGTGGAGGTGCTGGATTATGAAATTCTGCTGGCGGAGCGCAAAGCCACGCTGGTATCGCTTTATCCCGAAGACCAGCAGGCCGCCATCGCCCGCACGCTGACCCTGGAATCTGAACCCATTGTGAAGCTGCTGGAGGAGAACGCTTACCGCGAAGTGATCCTGCGTCAGCGGGTTAACGAGGCGGCGCAGGCGGTGATGCTGGCGTATGCCACCGGTACTGATCTGGACAATATCGCCGCCACGTTCAGCGTGGAGCGCCTGACCATCACGCCTGCGGATACGGTCAGCGTGCCCGCCGTGGCGGCAGTGATGGAAAGCGATGCGGATTTGCGTATCCGTGCGCAGCAGGCATTTGAAGGGTTGAGCGTGGCGGGTCCGGTTGGCTCCTATGAGTATCACGGGCGCTCGGCTGACGGGCGGGTGGCGGATATTTCGGTGATCAGTCCGTCGCCTGCCTGCGTGACGATTTCCGTGCTGGCACAGACCGGCAACGGCACAGCGCCCGCCGACCTGCTGGCGAAAGTACAGGCCGCGCTCAATGATGAAAACGTGCGCCCCGTGGCTGACCGCGTCACCGTCCAGTCTGCCACCGTGGTCAGTTACACCATTGACGCTGTGCTGTACCTGTTCCCAGGTCCGGAAGCCGAACCTATCCGCGAAGCCGCCGAAGCAAAACTGATTGCCTACACCACCGCGCAGCACCGGTTAGGCCGCGATATCCGGCTGTCCGCCATTTATGCCGCGTTGCACGTTGAGGGCGTGCAACGGGTGGAGCTGAAAAGCCCCGCCGCTGACATCGAGCTGGATAAAACGCAGGCGTCATTCTGCACCGCGTACACCTTAACGGTGGGTGGCTACGATGAGTGATCGCCTGCTGCCCGTCGGTTCCTCGGCTCTTGAGGTTGCCGCCGCCGAGGCCTGCGCCGCGCTTGAAAACGTGCCGGTGCCGCTGCGGCAGCTTTGGGATCCGCTGACCTGTCCGGCCAGGTTTTTGCCGTACCTGGCGTGGGCGCTGTCGGTTGACCGCTGGGATGAAAACTGGCCTGTCGCCACCAAGCGCCGCGTGATCCAGTCGGCCTGGTTCATTCACTGCCATAAAGGAACCATTGGTGCCATCCGCCGCGTGGTGGAGCCGCTCGGCTACCTGATTAACGTGACCGAGTGGTGGGAAACCAACGACGAACCCGGCACGTTTCGGCTGGATATCGGCGTGCTGGAAACCGGCATCACCGAAGACATGTATTTAGAGATGGAGCGGCTGATTGCCGACGCCAAACCGGCCAGCCGCCATCTGATTGGCCTGACCATCACCCAGGACATTAAAGGCGATGTTTACACCGGCGCGGCGCACTACCTGGGCGAACTGCTGACCGTTTACCCCGCATAAGAGGACGATATGAGCACATTTAAATCCGTTGTCACCACGCTTGGACAGTCGCGCATTGCGGCCGCCATTGCGGCGGGGACTGACATCAACATCACGCAGCTTGCCGTCGGTGACGGCAACGGCAAGGTGACCATGCCGGTTGCCACGCAGACTAAGCTGGTTAAAGAGGTGTACCGCACGCCGCTCAATTCCTTAAAGCTGGATCCGACTCACGGCAACTGGGTGATTGCTGAGGCGGTACTCTCTGCCAGCGTCGGCGGCTTCTGGATGCGTGAAATGGGGCTGTTCAGCAGCGACGGCGCACTGATTGCTGTCTGCAATATGGCGGACACTTACAAGCCGACACTGGCGGAAGGTTCAGGCCGCACGCAGACGTTACGGATGGTGATTGCCGTCAGTAATACCGAAGCTATCAGCCTGCTGATCGATGACTCGGTGATTATGGCGACTGAGCAGTATGTGAATGACCTGCTGGCCGCGCATGAAAAATCCCGCAACCACCCCGACGGCACGCTGACGGCAAAGGGTTTTGTCCAGCTCAGTAGCGCGGTCAGCAGTACCAGCGAAGCGCTGGCCGCCACGCCCAAAGCGGTCAAGGCCGCCAACGACAATGCCAACACCCGCGTGCCGTCCACCCGCAAGGTGAACAATAAAGCGCTGAGCGCTGACATTACCCTGACGGCGGCGGACGTGGGGGCGTTGCCTGTCGCGTCCGCCGTGCTCGGCACCGCGAATATCAACACGTTTAATCTGGCAAACATCGGGGTTTACGTGCAGAGCACCGGCGCGAATGCCACCGTCGCCAATGGCTACCCGCCAGGCGCACAGGCTGCGGGCGTACTGGAAGTGATCCCCGCGTCCTGGACGGGCGGCGTGCTGCAGCGTTACACGGTGCAAAACACCGGCATGGTGTGGACGCGTGCGCTGAATGCGTCCTGGAATGGCACCGATGGTCCGTGGCGTGACTGGGTGCAAGCCAGCGCGGTGAATTCCGTCA